CGGTTCGGATTGCGGACGCGGGTTCAGTTCCGTGTTCCGCCACCATTATTGAAGCCCCAACTGTTCTCAGTTGGGGCTTTTTTTCGTCTGATGGCTACAGTTCCCGCGTGTTTGCGCGGGTTCTTGCGGAAACCTGCGGACTTCGCCGGTTCGCCATCTGGCCCGTTCTCGGCCACCTTTCGCTCTCTCCATGCCATTCTTCTCTCCGGCCTCGCTCTCCGCGAAAGGCCCGAAGTCCGCAGGGGGCCTGTCCGGCACCCTTTGAAATCAACGGGTTACGCGCGGACGGTTCAAGCGGTTGTATTGCGGCATTGCCTACCCGGAGGGGACAAGGTCGTCGGAGGGAGCGATCAGATCTCGCCCGACGCCTCTGCGCGCCTACCTGAGCCGGGCGCGCTGGTCGTCCCACAGCGCTGGCGGATCCACCGCCAGGTCAAACAGCGTGACGTGGTTGGGCATGGCGTCATCGAGGATGGCAGCCACGATGTCGGGCGCCAACGTCGTCAGGTTGACCATCCGGCTGACGTAGCTGTTGTCGATCCCTTCCCGGGCGGCGATCTCCTTGAGGGACTTGACCTCGCCCGACTCCAGCATGGCCAGCCAGCGGTGCCCTCTGGCCAGCGCCAGTTGCAACGGCGTGGTGGCGGTGTCCCAAGGTCTGGCCTTGGCTGGTTCGCCGGTCACCGGGTCGATCGGCAGCGTGACCAGCTTGCGCCCGCTGCGCCGTTTGATCTGGATCGGTATCGACAAGGTCAGCCGCCCATCGCTGGCAGCGATGACGTCGGGCTCGCCCGTCTTCTGGATGCGGATTTCGCTCATGCCAATGCCTCCTCGGGCTGGGCCGCGCCCGCTGGCTGAAGTTCCAGCACCAGGCGCTCGATGCCGTTGGCGCGCAGTCGCACCTCCAGGTCGTTGGGCGACACGATCACCTTCTCGACCAGCAGTTTGACGATGCGCGTCTGCTCGGCTGGGAAGAGCTGGTCCCATATGGTGTCGAGCCGCGTCATGGCGACGGTGACCTTGGCTTCGTCGAGGCCTGGGTCGAGTTTGATCGCGCGAGGCAGGACGTCCCCCAAGAGATCCGGCGATCGCAGGACCGCGCGCAGTTGATCCAGCACTGCGGATTCAAGTTCAGCAGCCGGCAGCCGTGGCAGCCCAGACGCGCCCGCGTGTTCCTTGTTCTCGCGCTGCGGCACGTAGTAGCGGTAGCGGCGACCGTTCTTCTTGGTGGTGTGAAACGGCGACAATGCACGGCCGTCGTTGCCGAAGACGATGCCCTTGAGCAGGTACGGCACGGTCGCCCTCGTGGCGTTGCCGCGAACCCGACCGTTGGTGGCCAGGATGGCGTGCACCTTGTCCCACAGCTCGTGGTCGATGATCGGCGGGTGCTGAGCCGGGTACCACTGCTCCTTGTGGCGCAGTTCGCCGAGGTAGGTCCGGTTGTTGATCAGCTTGTAGATCAGCCCCTTGTCGATCGGCTTGCCGTCGCGTGTTTTGCCGTCCTGCGTGGTCCACGCCTTGGACGTGACGCCGTCCAGCTTCAGCTCCTTGAACAACATCGTGCCCGAGCCCAGTTCAACGAAGCGCTGAAAGATGTGCCGGATGAGCTTGGCCTCGCGTTCGTTGGGCACCAGTCGGCGGTTCTCGACGTCGTACCCGAGGGGAGGCACGCCGCCCATCCACATGCCCTTGCGCTTGCTGGCGGCGATCTTGTCGCGGATGCGCTCGCCGGTGACCTCGCGCTCGAACTGTGCGAAGGACAGCAGGATGTTCAACATCAGCCGCCCCATCGACGTGGTGGTGTTGAACTGCTGGGTGACCGATACGAACGACACGCCGTAGCGCTCGAACACTTCGACCATCTTGGAGAAGTCGGCGAGGCTGCGGGTCAAGCGGTCGATCTTGTAGATGACGACCACGTCGATCTTGCCGGCCTCGATGTCGGCCATCAATCGTCGCAGCGCTGGGCGTTCCATGTTGCCGCCCGAGAAGGCCGGGTCGTCGTAGTCGTCTGCGACCGGAATCCAACCCTCGGCGCGTTGGCTGGCGATGTAGGCATGCCCCGCATCACGCTGGGCGTCGATCGAGTTGTATTCCTGGTCCAGCCCCTCGTCGGTGGACTTGCGCGTGTAGACCGCGCAGCGCATGCGGCGCTTCAGAACTTCGCTCATCGCCGGGCTCCCTTCTTCGCCGCTGTCTTGGGAGTGGCTGGCGTTTTGAGCCCGAAGAACAGGGGCCCTGACCACCGCGTGCCGGTGATCTCGCGGGCGATCATCGACAGGCTCGGGTACATCCGGCCCTGGTAGTCGTACTGGCCATCCTGGGTCACGATGACGCGGTGCTCGACACCCTGGTACTCGCGGGTGAGCACTGTGCCCGCTGCTGGCCGGTAGTCACGGTCGCGCTTTTTGACCTTGCCGGTCTCGACCAAAGACGCGATGCGGCGCTTGTTGCGGTCCAGCAGGTTGGCGTCGACCTTGCGGAACTCCACCTCCTGCAGGCGGTAGGCAATGCGCCGCTCAAGGAACTGGCGGTTGTGGGTGGGCGTGTCGTCACCGAAGAGCCTCTGCCAGAGCGCTTTGATTTCCAGCATGGGTAGCTCGGGCAATCGCGCGATCTGTGAGGCCACCGATGGTGGCGCGGTGAACTTGTCGGTGTTGGCCTTGGCGGGCGTGCTCATCAGGACTCCGTTTCTGTGTTGTTGGCGGGGTCTGAATGAACGCGCTGGTGGCCGGAAAAGCCAAGCTCAAACTCGCTCTCCGAAGTCCGTCTTGCGGACGGGCGAGAGTCGGTGCCGCGAAGGCGGACGAGCCCATTTGCGAGCAACGACGCGATCTCGCGCCGACGCTGCTCGGGGGTCATCCGGTCGGGGGGTACTTGGTTGATTTCATGCATCGGTATCGGTCCTGTCCATCAAACTCGCTTGAATAGCGAAATTCTCCGGATGAACCCTCACCGACACCATGAGGGAGTTTCGAGCGCCTGCGTGCTGGCGCTGGCTCCTGCGAAACAGCGACCCAGTCAGGTCGTCAGGTGATGGGCAAGGACGGCCTTCATGAGCTGGTTGCCGGTGGGCGTTGAGGCCAGCAGATCCCTGATCCGAGTCTTGATCTGCTGCGCATCCACGCCCGCCTTTGATGCCGCTTGCATCACCGCCGAATAGGCGTCAATCACATCTGCGCCGGTGATGTCGTAGCCGTGCCCGAGCGAAATCCAACGCAGTGAAGCGAAGCCGGCGGAGACCGCGAACTCAGGCTGGCTCTCGGCAAAGTCTCTGGCCGCGCGGGCCAGCGTGCGTGGATCGGTTGGGCTGGTGGTTGCCAGGTCGATCGCGACGTTGAACAGGCCCGCATCCTTTGCGGCCGCGAACCACTTGCCCTCAGTGCCGGGCGTGCTGGCAACCAGGTCACGCAGGATCTGCTCTGGCGGCGTGTTCGGGTACTTCTTGGCGATGGCTCGGAACGTCGCCAGGTTGGTCGTGCCCTGGTTGGCGTCGATCGCGTAGCGGCGGTAAGCATCTTCGGCCAAGCCCGACGACAGCAGGATCGCCTCGCAAGCCTCAGCGATCATCCAGCCGGGGTCATTCAGACCGCGCGATTGCTCGGCGTAACGCACTGCCTCAGCCTTTTTGCCCATCGCCGCAAGTGCTTTGACGCCCCACTGGCGGTCGTGCCACCACTTGAATGGCGCCCGCTCCAGCAGCGTGAGAAGTTGATCGTGGCGGCCAGCGGCATACAGCGACGCAAGGCATGCGCTGGTCCCCTTGAAGAACCCGTGACCGGTGGATCGGGAGCTCCAGACGCGTTCGACAAGAGGCAGGAATTCATCGACCCACACCATCGCCAGTTCCGACGTGACGCACAGCTCGCCCCAATGCTCTCCGAGGGATTCGATGTAGGGGATGTCGTCGTCTTGCAAGGCCTGCCACAGGCGTTCCAGCCAACGCTGTCGAACGCGCGGATCGACATCAGCCTTGGCGATGATGGGCACCAGGGTGTCGATGGCCCGGTTCACTGCGGTGCCGAGGGCTCCGGAAGAGCTGTCGACCTGCTCCAGCGCTGGCGACAACTTCTCCAGCAGAGTCACGGCGCCGTCGGCGGCGAGCACCGGCTCCTTGCGTGCGACCGCCTTGATTTCAGCGAGCGCTTCTTTGATCCGCTGGATCGGCGTGTCGGATCGCCAGCCGAAGGCGTGACGGCGGAATCGGGATGTGAACTGCCACTTGTGCGCTGTCATCATCGATAGGACTTGAACTACCGCACGGGGTACTGGCCGTTGCGGACGAACCGATCGAAGGTGTCCTCCTCGGGCTCGCCATCGTCATGCTGTGGCCGCTGCCACTCAGCGTCCGGCATCAACAGCAACGTCAGCGAGTAGTCGTATTGGCCCGCGACCCTGGTCATTTCGTTCAACTGCATGGACGCTGGTTCGCGCGGGAACCAGGTCTGCGCCCGCGTCGATTGGGTCTGAGCACCCACATCCAAGAGGTTGTTGCTGTGCGCCAAAGCGTCCTGCGGCAGTTCGATGGTGTTCTTGCGCGTCGCAAAGTAGGCGCCGGACTTGAAGGCGGCCTGGTTCGACTTTGACCACAGGAGGTGGTCGTCACGGCTTGCCACGAGGACCGCGCGCTTCTCGGCGATCTCCGTCCAGCGCAGCGCGGCGGCAGTTAGCGACACGCCATACCGTTCCGCGCAGTGACCCAGCAGGTCAAAACTGACGGGTTGGCCATCGACTTGCTTCCTGAAATCGTCTAGCGGCATCAGCAAGGTCGACGCGAACTTGTCAGCCTCGGTTTCGATGTCCCGCTCGTTGCCGTCACCCGTCTCGATGTCGTCGTCACCGCACTCGAACCGATCCTGGTCGTGGCGGTGCAGGATGTAGTGACCGAACTCGTGCGCAATCGTGAAACGCTTGCGACCCTCGGACCGGACGGCGCTGTTGTAGACGATCAACCACTTCGACCGTGCCTTGTTGGCAGCGAGCATGCCCTCCAAGCCATCCATATCCTCGCCCTGGACCTTGTCCACGGGCGAGTCGGCAAAGCACTGCCGGGAGTACTCCAGTGCGACCTCATCGACCTTGACCGGAAAGCGGTTCGCTCCCAGCACCATGTTGAGCATGGACGAGATGCGGTTGGCCTCGGCCATCGGCTGCTTGCGTTCGGTCACTCGTCGTCATCCCATGCGTCGAGGATCTTGCGCAGCCGCTTCTTGGTGTCGTCCGGCATGCCCTTGTACTTGCGGAAGAAGGCCTCGTCGATGACTTCTTCACCAGGGGATGCTGTCGACTCGGTGAGCAGGAACTCGGTCGTGACCTCGAGCACCGAGGCGATCTTGCCGATCTTGTCCGCCGACGGCTTCGGGTCATCCTTGTTCTCCAGCTCCCAGATGTAGCTCTTGCTGGATTCGGTCAGCTCTGCCAGTTGTTCAAGGCTGAGCTTCTTCTGCTTCCGCAGTGCGCGGATCTTGTCGCCCAGGGGTGATGGCACCGATTGCTCCTAATTGGTCTGCTCCAAGCCGAAAATAATACCACCATACCGAACGAAAACGTACCTGCTTGACAAACCCATATCCGACCAGAAATAATCCCAATCGTTCGGTACGCCGAACAAAAGCGGTCTGCAACCCCCAAGAACAAGATGGGGCGGCTCGGGCTGGTGCCAACCCGATCAACACCTTGCAAAGGGGGAATGTCAATGAACGATGCTGAAAACCTGTCCAAGCTGCTCGGCCACCTGCCGCCGGCTGTCTTCCGAGAATTCATAGTGGGGGAGTTCGCTCTGGCAATGCCGGATCTGGACAAGAAGCAGGGCAAGCAGGAGCAGCGCGCTGTCATGGAGGCAATCCTGTCGGCACTGGATGTGGGCGCGCGGCGGAAGATCGAGGAAGTGTCTGAGCGCATCGTGCTGCTCTCGGATGGCGCCGGGCAGGACGTCATCGATGGCATCAGTCAGGACATCGTCGGCGACGATGCCAAGGCCGCGTTTGCAGTCATCCCGAACCAGTACGAACGTGCGCTGTGGCTGTATCTCAATGCGCCCGCACTGTTTGAGGAGGCGTTGAACGCCCGCCAGGCGGATGTCTTCCGTCAGAGCGCGTCTTGCTATTCGGGCTATGTCGCGCCCAAGGATCTGACGGTCCTGGATGATGCGGTAGCTCGGCAGGCCTTCCACCAGGCCGTCGCTCAGCAGCTTGGCTGTGCAGCGGATACGGTTGCCGTTCAGGTTTTCAAGCGATTGCGTCCTGACACCCTCACCGGCGAAGACGTCGACCTGTACCAGGTCAGCGTCCATCACAACCGCCCGCCCGAGATCATCGATCGGGTACAGGCCAGCGAACTGGTGCCGCAGGAGGTGATCCGGGCTGTGTCCTCGCACATCACCTATGAGCCCGCCAATGGCCACCTGGAGGTCTTGTCGAAAGACACCGACGGCCGCGAGGCACTGGCACGCATCGTGGCGGACTCGCTTCTGCAGTCGCCTATCACTGGCGACAAGATCCCGCTGAAGCAGTACGACTACCAGAGTCTGGCCGCACCCCGCAGCTTCGATCTGACGGGCGAGGATGTGGCCTCGGTCAAAGTGATCGAACTCGGCTACACCACTGCCAACCACCGTTCCTTGCTGGTGAAGATCTGGGCCAAGGACGTCGACGACATCTACACCGCCGCACGTTCCCTGATCTCCCTGTCGTTCGACTTCCGCCATCACCACATCAGCTACGCGAAGCTGTCCATCCGCACGAAGAAGGTCGGCAAGGAACGTGCTCGCACGATCGTCGTGATCCTGCGCGACGACAACAAGTGCAACATCAAAACCAAGCGCGAAAAGGACCGTGCGCTGTGCGACCGCTTGCTGGCCAAGTGGCAGTTGGTGAAGGAGATCAGCGATGTCGCAGAAGAGCCTGTCGACGCGCTCGCTGCTTGAACTGATCGATCTCTTCGATCGATCGATGCACGCCGTTGCTGATGGTGACGGTCAGCGCATGCGCGGCGTGCCCGGTTGGGATCTGTCGCGCCGGGTAGCTCTGTCCGACCGTGATCTCGCGGCTTGGACCGAACGTATCGGCTTTGCAGGCAGTTATCTGGCAGCCTGCGGCGATGAGCGCGTTCCGGTCGACCTCGAGGAAGACGATGACCCGGGTCGGTATCGCTACCGCTGTCCCGAGACCTTCCGTACCAAGTACGTCTCGGCAGAGCTGGTCGGCGTTCATGCCGTCAACGACGCGAAGCTGTTGAACTACTTGGCGGACCTGCTCGGCGTTCCCCAGGCGCAACGAAGCGGCATCACGGCGCCCGCCATTGACGGCGTACTGTGGCGACTCGGCAAGATGCGCATTGCCGACACGCAGGTCGATGCATGGGTGGTCCGGGGGCTCTCGTCATCTACCGATCAGGTGTTCGAGCATTTCCGTGCCGCGTCGCTACCCGACCAGGGACTCATCTTCACCACCGGCCAGTCGTTGCCCGACATCGTTGTGCCGCCGCGTTCCTACTGCATCGTTCCGATCGTGACTGCCCTGGTCGACTACGCCATCAAGCCGCACGTCGACATCGACATCATCCACCGGCTGCTGCTGGCCCCATCGGGCAGCAAGGTGGAGAAGTCTCTGCCGGTTCGCTTCGACAGGTACTCCAACACGCTGGTCATCGCCACCAAGTCCGACAAGCCCTGGGCGATCAAGGGCGCGAGGCAGATTGCCGTGGTCAGCCATCTGTTCGAGCAATTCGAAAACGGGCGCCGCTGGGTTCCCGCACATGAAATCCTGGACGCTGTATACGCCCAAAAGAAGTCTGGCCGCAGCCAGCGCATCCAGAACATCTTCAGCGGGAACTTGATCTGGGAGGACTACATCGCTGGCGATGGCAGCGGTCACTACGGATTCAATCTGGACTGACCAGCACCGGCCGGACTCACCACGCACAGCCGCCTTCGGGCGGTTTTTTGCTTCTTGTGGCCCGTTCTTTCGCGCTGTGGCTGAGCCCGCACATCAGCCCGTACATGGCGGTGGCAGACGCCCGTACATGCCGAATTTGAAGATGACCTCACGTTTTCGCAACTACCCGAAAGGAGAAAAACGTGAGTGTCAAACACCTCAACCAACGCCAACTGGCTGATCGTTGGGACGTCAGCGAAGCCACACTGGAACGCTGGCGGTCCGAAGGAATCGGTCCGGTCTTTTTGAAACTGCAGGGGCGAGTTCTCTATCGCCTTGAGGACGTCGAGGCCTTCGAGTCCGACAGCCTGCGCAAGAGCACATCCGAGCGCGCCGATGCGGGAGGTGCGGCATGAGCCACCCCACCCCCGATCAAGTGCTGGCCACGCCAGCCGGCGAGCTCGCCGAGCGGTCCAGCGATTCGCTGTTCCAACTGAAGAACGATGCGGCCGATCTGCTGGCTGCCGCCAAGGCCATCGTCGAACACGTCGATCGCGCTCTGGATCTGCGGTACGCCCAGCGTGCCCACCAACTGCGCCTGGCGGCCGGCAAGGACACCGGTGTCGTGCATTTCGATGATGGCCACGTGCGCATCACCGCCGACCTGCCCAAGAAGGTCGAGTGGGACCAAGCCAAGCTGAACGACATCACCCGCCGCATCGCCGCCAACGGCGAAGACCCCGCCGAGTACGTCGAGATCAGCTACCGCATCTCCGAGACCAAGTTCAACGCTTGGCCCGAGACGCTGAAGAGCGCGTTTGCCCCGGCGCGAACGCTCAAGACCGGCAAGCCCGGGTTCCGCCTTGCCCTGATTCAGGAGTGACCCCCATGAAAACGAAATCCACGTTGATCGATCTGCTGCTCAAGCAGTCCGAGATGTACCTGCGCGACCTGCCGGAGACGATCCGCATCCCGGCCCTCGATGGCAATCGTTCCGATGAAGTGGTGCGCCCACTGGAGGACGCAACCATCGACGACCTGGCCTTCGCGATTCAGGGCATGGAGGCCGCAGCCCGCGTCCACATCCGTCGATTGCAGGGTCTGCGCGATCTCTACGAGTTGGCCCGCAAGCGCGGCGCCCTGGGCGTCACCACGGTGGCTGCTGCGTTCGCCGATCTGGGCTGTGAAGGGGGTCGGAAATGAGCCTGCCCATCATCACCGCCGACCAGCGCCTCGCTGAACGCCGTGGCGTCAAGGGCGTGCTCGTCGGCAAGAGCGGCATCGGCAAGACCTCGCAGCTCTGGACGCTGAAGCCCACGGCGACACTGTTCTTCGACCTTGAGGCTGGCGATCTCGCCGTCGAAGGTTGGGCGGGCGACACGATCCGCCCTCGCACGTGGCAGGAGTGCCGCGACTTCGCCGTCTTCATCGGCGGCCCGAACCCGGCACTGCGCGAAGACCAGCCCTACAGCCAGGCTCACTTCGATGCCGTGTGCGCGCGCTTCGGTGATCCGTCGGTCCTCGACAAGTACGAGACCGTCTTCGTCGACTCGATCACCGTGGCCGGACGTCTGTGCCTGCAGTGGAGCAAGGGACAGCCGCAGGCCTACTCCGAGAAAACCGGCAAGCCCGACAGCCGTGGCGCCTACGGTCTGATGGGCCAGGAAATGATCGGCTGGCTTACGCACTTGCAGCACACGCGTCGCAAGAACGTGTGGTTCGTCGGCATCCTGAACGAGGCCCTCGACGATTTCAATCGACGGGTCTTCTCGCTGCAGATCGACGGCTCCAAGACTGGGCTCGAACTGCCCGGGATCGTCGACGAGGTCGTGACCCTTGCTGAACTCAAGGCCGACGACGGCAGTGGCTATCGGGCGTTCGTCTGCCACACGCTGAACCAATGGAATTTCCCGGCCAAGGACCGTTCCGGTCGCCTTGATGCCATCGAGGAGCCGCACCTGGGCCGCCTCATGGAAAAGATCGCCGGCCCGGCCAAGCCCGCCATTGAGCGACTTGACTTCGCTCGCCCCAACCCCGTTTCCGACCCCGAATCCACTTCGACTCAGGAGTCCTGATCATGACCTACTTCGATTTCAATTCCGCTTCCGAACAGACGTCCTTCGACCTGATCCCCAAGGGCACCTTGGTTCGCGTTCGCATGACCATCCGCCCGGGTGGCTTCGATGACGCATCCCAAGGATGGACTGGCGGTTACGCCACCCGCAACGACAACACAGGTTCGGTCTACCTGAACTGCGAGTTTGTCGTGATGGACGGTGAGTTCGCCCGCCGAAAGATGTGGTCGCTGATTGGTCTGCACAGCCCCAAGGGGCCGGAGTGGGCCAACATGGGTCGTACCTTCGTCAAGGCGATCCTCAACTCCGCGCGTGGGGTTCATCCCGGCGACAACAGTCCTGCCGCGCAGAACGCGCGCCGCATCAGCGGATTCGCTGATCTCGATGGCATCGAGTTCCTGGGCAAGGTCGATTGGGAAAAGGATCAGAACGGCCAGGACAAGAGCGTCATCAAGGCGGCCATCACGCCGGACAACAAGGACTACGCCGCGTTGATGGGCGGCACGCGTCAGCCGGCACCCGCTGCCAGTGCGCCCAGCACACCCAACGCCTATGCGCAGGCAACCGGCCGGGCGCCCACTCCGGGCCGTCCCAGCTGGGCGCAGTGACGGAGGGCCACAGTCATGATGCTCCGCCCCCGTCAATCCCTCCTTGTCGAGCGCACCCTTGCGGCGCTCGACGAGCATGGGAACACACTGGCTGTTGCGCCGACAGGATCGGGCAAGACCATCATGCTGTCGGCTGTCACCGGCAGGGTGTTGGTCGAGCCCGATGCGAAAGCCTGCATCCTTGCGCACCGCACTGAGCTGACCGGCCAAAACCGGGACAAGTTTGCCCGGGTGAATCCTGGCATGAGCACGTCCGTGTTTGATGCCAACGAGAAGTCGTGGCGCGGTCAGGCGACCTTCGCGATGGTGCAGACCCTGTCGCGTCAGGCCCATCTTGACCAGATGCCCACCTTGGATCTGCTCGTGATCGACGAGGCGCACCATGCGTCGTCGCCGACCTACAGGGCAGTCATTGACTCGGTGCTGGCCCGCAATCCTCGAGCTGGCATCTGCGGTCTGACCGCCACGCCAAATCGCGGTGACGGCAAGGGCCTGCGCGAGGTCTTTTCCAACGTCGCTGACCAGATCACGCTGGGCGAGATGATCGCGGCCGGGCACCTTGTTCCGCCGCGCACCTTTGTGATCGACGTTGGCGTGCAGGACGCACTGCGCCACGTCCGTCGAACGGCGATGGACTTCGACATGGACGAGGTCGCATCCATTCTCGACAAGCGGCTGATCACGGAAGCGGTGATCAAGCACTGGAAGGCGAACGCGTCATCGCGCAAGACCATCGTCTTCTGTTCGACGGTCGCCCATGCGCAAAACGTCTGCGATGCGTTTGTCGACGCGGGCGTGCACGCCGTGCTCGTCCATGGAGAGCTGTCCGATGCGGATCGCAAAGCGCGGCTGGCGGACTACGAGACCGGGCTTGCCCAGATTGTGGTCAACGTGGCGGTGCTCACCGAGGGCTACGACTACACGCCCACCAGCTGCGTCGTTCTGCTGCGGCCCAGCTCCTACAAGTCCACCTTCATCCAGATGGTCGGTCGTGGCTTGCGGACTGTCGACCCTGAGGAGTTTCCTGGCCTGATCAAGACCGAGTGCATCGTGCTGGACTTCGGCACAGCCAGCTTGATGCATGGGTCGATCGAGCAGGAAATCAACCTCGACGGGCATCTGGGCGAAGGTGAGGCGCCAACCAAGGACTGCCCAGACTGCGGCGCCATCGTTCCGCTGGCCTGCATGGAGTGCCCGCTGTGTGGGCATGTTTGGGAGCGGGAGCCGCAGGAACTGGGCGTGCTGGCGGACTTCGTCATGAGCGAGATCGATCTGCTCAAGCGCTCCAACTTCCGCTGGTGCGACCTGTTCGGGCATGACGACGCGCTGATGGCGACCGGCTTCAGTGCTTGGGGCGGCATCTTCTTTCTCAATGGCCGCTGGCACGCCGTCGGTGGCGGGAAAGATCTGCGGCCGCACCTGCTGGCCGTTGGCGAGCGCACGGTCTGCATGGCCAAGGCTGACGACTGGCTCAACGACCACGAGTCTGCCGACTCCGCCTACAAGACCCGGCGCTGGCTCAACGAGCCGCCCACGGACAAGCAGCTGCGCTACATCCCCGAGCAGATGCGGGCGGACTTTGGCATGACCCGCTACCAGGCATCGGCCCTGTTGGCCTTCCAGTTCAACAAGTCGTCGATTCAGCGGCTCGTTGTCGCGGCCAACGACAGCCATCGGGAGGCTGCTTGAAATGCGCGATCTGCTACCGCAAGGCCAAGGGGTACGGCTGGTTCAACCCTCGACTCAAGCCGACCGACCCGAATCGTTACTCGGACAAGTGGGTGTTCTGTTCGCGCCGTTGTCAGGATGCGTTCTGCCTGCTGATGACCAAGACGGAGGCTCGCATGATCGATCCAAGTGACATGGAGCTGGCCGCGATGCGCGCGTGCTTGTCGCCGCTGGGTGAGTACGTGGGATCGATCGGCATGCAGCGCCCGCTGGCGGACTACACCCGCGACGAGGTGCTGACCCTGATCGATGTCGTGGTCACGGCATACCAGGACCAGATGATCGAGGAGCACGAGCGCATGGCCGCAAAGGACCGTGCCTTCCTGGAGGAGCGTCTGGCACGTCAGGGCCAGACATCTCCGAAGGGGGTGCCGTTCTGATGCTGGATTTCAATCACCGTCCCAAGGTCCACGAACAGATCAGCGATCTCATCGATGCCGCTCTGGCCAGCGATCGCGACGGTCAACCGCCACGCACCTACCTCGGCGCATCGAGGCTGGGTGTCGCCTGTGAACGGGCGCTCCAGTACGAGTACCTGAGAGCTCCAGTTGATCCTGGTCGTGAGATTCCTGGCCGCATCCTGCGTGTCTTCGAAGTGGGGCATGCCCTTGAAGACGTGGCCATTCGCTGGTTGCGCTTGGCTGGGTTCGATCTGTACACGCGCAAAGCCAGCGGGGGCCAGTTTGGCTTCTCGGTGGCGGGCGGCCGAATCCAGGGGCATGTCGATGGCGTGATCAACGCCGCCCCCAGCGATCTCGGACTCAAGTGCCCGTCGTTGTGGGAATGCAAGACCATGAATGACAAGTCCTGGCGCGACACGGTCAAGCACGGGGTCGCTCGTTCAAAGCCCGTCTACGCCGCGCAGATGGCGATCTACCAGGCCTACATGGAGGCCACGGTTCCTGGTATCTCGCGCAACCCCGCGCTGTTCACCGCCATCAACAAGGATTCCCAGGAGATCTGGTTCGAGCTGGTGCCGTTTGACGGTGGACTGGCGCAGCGCATGTCAGATCGGGCCGTCCGGGTAATTTCTGCATCCGAGTCTGGCGAGCTGCTGCCACGCCACACGACCACGCCAACACACTTCGAGTGCAAGTTCTGCTCCTGGCAAGACCGCTGCTGGAGGGCGACATGATGACCAACAACATCGTGTGGCTGGACTTCAACGATGCCGCTGAGCCGCGTGAGGACCTCGTCAGTGACACAGAGGCGCTGCGCGCTGGCTTGCTGGATCGTCTGGAAGCGGTCTTGCACTACTTGTTTCCGCAGGGCCGAATTCGCGGCGGCAAGTTCTATGTTGGCGACACCGACGGCTCGCCCGGCAAGAGCTTGGTCGTCGAGCTGGAAGGACCCCGTCGCGGTCTGTGGAAGGACTTCGCCACTGACGAGGGCGGTGATGTCATCGATCTCTGGGCACGCTCCCAGGGCCTGTCCGCGCGGCATGATTTCCCGAGGCTGGCCACTGAGCTTCGCCAGTGGCTGGGTGTCGCGCCACCGGCGCCTCACATGCCTCGTCACGCCGTCCGCACGGTTGCTGTCGATGAACTTGGCCCCTACACAGCGAAGTGGGACTACCTCACGCCTGAGGGCGAGCTGATGGCCTGTGTGTATCGCTACGACCCACCCTCCGGCAAGGAGTACCGCCCGTGGGACGTACGCGCTCGGATGTGGCGGGCTCCCGATCCCAGACCGCTTTACAACCTGCCTGCCATCACCAAGTCGGCCCATGTTGTCTTGGTCGAGGGCGAGAAGTGTGCCGACGCCTTGATCGCTTGCGGCATCCCGGCGACCACCGCGATGAACGGCGCGAAGGCGCCGATCGACAAGACCGACTGGCGGCCACTGGCACGGCGCTCTGTGCTGATCTGGCCCGACCGTGACTCGCCAGGCTGGGACTACGCGGAAAACGCCGCACGCGCCTGTGTCGCCGCAGGCAGTGCTTCGGTGGCGATCCTGGTGCCGCCCTCAGGCAAGCCCGACAAGTGGGATGCCGCTGATGCCGTCGCTGAGGGATTCGACTGTGGTGAGTTCGTCGCGCAGGGCGAGCGCCGGGTGGTCAAGGCGGCATTGCCGATGCTGCCGACCTTCACGTTGGGCGAGATGCTCGATGACGATTCGCCGTTACCGCCCGATCTCATCTCGCCGCGCGTGCTCACACCAGCAGGGATGCTGGTCTTCGGCGGCGCGCCGAAGGTCGGCAAGAGTGACTTTCTGCTGGCGTGGCTGACCCACATGGCGGCTGGCGCTGCCTTCCTCGGCATGCATCCGCCGCGACCCCTGCGTGTGTTCTACCTCCAGGCTGAGGTGCAGTACCACTACCTCCGTGAGCGGGTCAAAGAGGTGCGCATTCCGGCCAGCCGGCTTTTGGATGCCCGCGCGAACTTCGTGGCCACACCGCAATTGCGCCTCGTGCTGGACGACGCTGGCCTGGCGCAGGTGATTCCAGCCATTGCGAATGCGTTTGGTGGCGAACCCCCGGACATCATCGCCATCGATCCCATCCGCAATGTGTTCGATGGTGGCGACGCAGGCGGCGAAAACGACAACGGCGCCATGCTGTTCTTCCTATCGCAGCGCGTTGACCGGATTCGCCAGGCGGTCAACCCAGACGCCGGAGTGATCCTGGCTCACCACACCAAGAAGCTGGGCAAGAAGCAGTTCGAGGAGGACCCGTTCCAGGCCTTGGCAGGTGCAGGAAGCCTGCGCGGCTACTACTCGACCGGAATGCTGCTGTTCCGGCCCGATGAGACCCGCACGACACGCCAGCTCATCTTTGAGCTGCGCAATGGCGCCGGCATTCCGCTCAAACACGTCGACAAGATCAGCGGTGAGTGGCGAGAGGTCGACGCCAATGATCGTCTCGTGATGAAGGACTACGGCGAACGCTTGGACGCCGAGCGCCGCCGCAAGCGCGACGCCATCCTGCAGATCCTGTTCGACGAGGCTGCTGATGGGCACTGCTACACCGCCAATCAGCTGGCCGAGGCCTTTGAAGGCAAGGCGGGGCTCGGCGGCGAACGCACCATCCGCGAGCGCATCTCCGCGCTTTCCACCCAGGGCTACATCAAGTATTTCCGCAACGCGGTGGACTATGGCCTGCCATCCAGCGGCCGCACCAAGTTCGGCTACCTCTGCGTTGAGGGCATGGTCCTGCGCCTGCCCAACGGCGATCCAGACCCTGCTACCGGCGAGTTGCCGATGCAAGAGCACGCGGTGCTCCCCACCCACTACAAGTGCCCGCACTCCGGGGCAGCGATGCCCGTCGAGAACCCGGAAGTGTGGGTGTACCAGGATGAATTGAACGATCCGGAGGCTCCATGATGAATGCCCGTTTCGCAGTTGGCAGCGCTGTTGCCGACTGCGCCCACTACGCTGCCAACTGCCGCCAGTTGGCAACCCCCTTCCAACTGCAAAGCCTTGCAGGACAAGGCTTTTCCAGGATTCAGGCTCAGTTGGCAGTCGGCAAGGCTGCCAACTTGCCAACTGACGCAAACCCGCGTGGTTGCTCACTTTTCCGGGTGATTCCAGTTGGAGAAAACTCCCCCTCCTACTACGTAGGAGAGGGAACAGCGGTTCCCTCTGCCCTACGTGGAGGGTTGTCTGGCGTTCGAGACAGGGTCAGTCACCCGATCAGCGGCGCATCGATCCTGGCCCTGGATCTCGGAACCCAAACAGGCTGGGCGTTGCTCGGTCGAGACGGTGACATCACCAGCGGCACCGAGACCTTCAAGCCGCATCGCTTTGAGGGTGGTGGCATGCGCTACCTGCGGTTCAAGCGCTGGATCACGGAGATCAAACAGTCGGCTGATGGATTGAGTGCGGTGTTCTTTGAAGAGGTTCGTCGGCACGCCGGTGTCGATGCTGCTCACGCCTACGGCGGCTTCATGGCCCATCTGACCGCATGGTGTGAACACCACCAGATCCCTTACCAGGGCGTACCGGTTGGCACGATCAAGAAGCACGCCACCGGGAAGGGCAACGCGAGCAAGGACGACATGGTCGCTGCCGCCCGACTTCGTGGCCATGCACCTGCTGACGACAACGAGGCCGACGCCCTGGCGATCCTGCACTGGGCCATCCACAACTACGACGACGGCCAGGAGGTGTGACATGAAGATCCCGACACCTCAGTACCGCAGCCCCCTGGGACGGCTCATGCCCGAGCCCCGACAAGACCCCGAAGAGATCAAGCGCGAGGGATGGCTTGACCAGCACATCCTTGTGATCTCCCCCGAGGATGCACGGCTCAACTGGACTGAGCGCGAGCTGCTGCGCCGCATCGGCGACCGTCTGTACGGGGTCAAGGAGCATCGCCATGGCTGAGTGGAACATTGATCTCGTCGCCGATCGCTTTCGGGAGGCTGCACGCACCGCCCATCGTCTCCCACCCGTTCGAGTCCAGGGCTACTTCAACTGCTGGCCAGCCATCCAACGCATGCCGTGGGAGAACCTCGGAGCGGAGCCGCCCGTCATTCGCTTTCCACCCGAGCCAGCGGCCATCGATCGCATGCTGGAGACGATGCAATGGGTGCTATGGCTGGAGGTCGAGCAGCGCCACCTCGTCTGGATGCGGGCCGAGCGCTACCAATGGAAGGATATCTGCTGTCGATTTGGTTGCGATCGAACGACGGCGTGGCGTCGATGGCAGGCCGCATTGACGATCGTGGTGTCGCAGCTCAACGGCGTGAACAGTCCCGTGGCGGCATGAATGCGTGAGTGGAGTCAGGTGAAATCGAAGGCCGCTGCCAAGTCGTGCGAACAGAAGCGGGCGCATGCTGCTTTTGCCATCGAAGGCGGCTGCAACATTTCGAAGAGTTTTGGCTACTATTCACCGTAATCTTGCGAGCACTGCGCGTGTGAAGGCCACGGAGAAATTCGTGGCCTTCGTCGTTTCCAGCTCGGCGCTCCGAGGAAATTCGACGGGTCCTTCCTGCCGAAAAAGCAATGCGGGGGGCGCGAGCGCGGCATTGCGCTAGCGTCCGACTGCAAACCGAGGTTTGCAGGGTTTGCAGTTTGCACCCCGCCACCATCCAGCATGCATTACGAACCCGCCCACGCTCTGAACGTCGGC